ACAGGTAGAATATATTCCAATAGATGTATAGTTTGTACCAAGAAACAGGATGCAAGTAAAAGGGAAGAAAAATTAATTAATAATTGTGGTGGAGAAAAAGTACCACCTCAACCAAATAGATATACCGATAAGTATCAAAAACAATGTACGTTTGAAATGTTGGAAACACTTGGTTATACATTTGATGAACCAACAGGTATATGGGTTAAGGCTGGTTATAAAGAGATTAAAGATGGTAAACCATACTTCCCAACAATAAAAGGTTGTGTAACATCAAGAAATAGAATTGTACCAACCAAATTTGACAAGATAATTATACTAAGGGAACAGGGACTTTCATATGAAAAGATTGCGGAGGAATTAGGAATAAGTGATACTACCGTATACAAACAAATTAAAAAATGGAAAAGTCAGTCAAAATAGGTGAATTAGAAATACCAACAGATTATTGGACATTAGACCCTCAGAATAAAAGAGAGTTGTGTTTAACCATAGTTGATGCAATTATAACACTACTTGATAAACTTGTTAATCCCGAATACAATAGAATTACCCTTTTAAATACAATATTGGAAAGTTCTATTCAGACAAACGAAAAGGAAGAAAATTATGAGATTTGTCAGGTATTAAAAGATATTAAACAAATCATCAATGAATAAAGAGATAGAAAAATATATCACAACAAATTACTACGAACTATTAAAAATTGCTAAGAAGATAACAAAGAACCACGATTTAACACAGGACTTATTACACGAGGTTATCTTGCAACTATACAACAAAGAGAACATAGTACTACGAGAGTACTGTGACGAACAGATTAAGTATTACATTGTATCTGTCATCAGAATTAACTGGCACTCACAAACATCACCATTCTATTATAAGATAAGAAAAGAAAGTAGCAAGTACACCAACATAGATGAGATATATAACCTTGCTGATGATACACAGTTAGAGTTTGAAAAACAACAATTATTTGATATATTAGAAGAGAGTTGGACCGAACTTGATTGGTTCCGTAAATCACTATTTGAAATGTATATGACACTTGGTTCAATGAAGAAGGTATCAAAACAAACAAGAATACCTGTGTCATCAATAAGTAGATACCTACGTGAAAGCAAAGACCTGATAAAATTAAACATAACAATTAGAACAAATGAATAGAGAGATTAAAGGGATTATTCACAACGAAGACCCATCAATCCATTGGGGTTTCTTGCCAGTAGATGGTGAGACCATTCTTGATTTAGGATGTGGTATTAACAATAATGAATTTGCACCAACACCTTTGTATTGGATACAGAAGAATGCAAAGATGGTATATGGTGTTGACCCTGGCCAACCATCTTATGATTGGTTTAAACAAAATCTAAACCTCAAGAACTTTATTAATATAATGGATTGGGTTGACCGTACAGAAAAGTTTGAACTGTATATGAAAGCAACCAAACCAAGTGTAATGAAGATTGATGTGGAAGGTAGTGAGATTTTTATGAATGCAATCAAACCTGAGTGTCTTGATGGTATTAGACATATTGGTATTGAATATCATAACCTCGCTTGTTTATTATCCTGTGAACATCTGTTAAAAGATAATGGGTATGAACTATATTATTATAAGTTTGACCATTTGGATATTGACCATCAAGGTGTGTTGCACGCACATAAACGTAATGTAATAACAAAGAAAGCAAATGGGATGTAATTGTAAAAAGAATGTCAGACAAGAACCAAAAGTCATAACATCAGAACCAACGCCTACACCATCACCAATAAAAGTTCCACAGACACCTGAAGAGTTACACGCACAGGAAATGAATGAATGGAACGGAGGAATTAAACAAGAAACAAATGATTAGTTATATCGGTGGTAAAGCACATATTGGTAAGTGGATTAAAGAATTTATCCCAACGGATATAGAAACCTACGTAGAACCATTTTCAGGTATGTTTTGGGTCTTCTTTAATATGGACCTAAGTAAGTATCCAAATCTAAATACGGTGGTCTACAATGACTTTAATGAGTTAAATTATAATCTTCTACATTGGGTTAAGGTTCCTGATGTATTTCATAGAGAACTATCCAAGTATCCGTGTCAACAATTAAATGTAACCAACACTCCAAAAGAGTACGAACAAATGTTCAATGAGTATCAGAAAGAGTTATTTGACCCTGAGTTTAAGATTACACCAGCAAATTCATTATCATCAGCGTGTAAGTATGCATACGTATTAACACAAGTATTCAGTGGAAGTAAACCTGAGACAGCAAAGTATATGGATTATAAAGGTAAATACAAATGTAAACTACTTGTCTTTATGGATAAGTTAAAGAACCTAAAGTACATTGAACACTTCAAGAAGATAACCTTCATTGAGAATATGGACTTTGAAGATGTAATAAAGAAATACGATGGGCCAAAAACTTATTTCTATACGGACCCACCATATTGGAAAACCGAAAACTATTACTCAAACCACGACTTTGACAGGGAAGACCACGAAAGATTAGCCGGTGTGTTAAAGACTATCCAAGGTAAATTCAGTCTGTCATATTACGATTTTCCACTATTATCTGAATGGTTACCAAGGAATGAATATAAATGGTATTACAAAGAGTTTACCAAAGCAGCCTCAACAAAGAAACTAAAGAATAAAGGAATTGAAATTCTAATTAACAATTTTTAATATTTATATATATGGGATGTACAACTTGTAAAAAGAAAAAGGTAGTTACCAAATTAGAACCTGTGATTGAAGAGACAATATCATTCAATCCCGAACAGGTTAAACTCGCATACAGTTTGCTGAGTGGTATTAAAGAAGAAGAAAGACCATTCGTAAACGATGTATATAAATCTATTTTCAATGAAGCATTTGATTGGGGATGTAAAGCGTGTGTAAATACACAAGCAAGAAAACTCAAGTCATACATTGAGAATGAATTAAAATTAACAATATAATGGAAAAAGAAAATAATAAAGGTAGAAAGACTAACGTAGCGTCATACGAAGAACGTATACCCGAAGCAATGGAAATGATTTTATATGAAAAACTCTCGTACACAGAATTTAGAGAAAAAGGGTCAAAAAAGTGGGGAATTACAGAACGTATGGCTGAGAATGTTTGGAAAGACTGTAAAGATAGATTGCAAAAGAGATTTGACGAAAAGACGGAAGAGATTATCTCCGAACAGTTATCAAGGTATTTTGACCTGTTACATAGGGCCAGGACTGACAACAATAAGAGGGTGGAACGTGAGACGTTAGCCGACATTAATAAACTATACGGATTAGAACAAAGAAAGATTGATATAACATCTAATGGTGAACCCATATCAATTAATATTAATCTAACGGATTAAATTTTTTTATATATAATCCCCGTAAAATTTCGTTTTTGACATAGATAGAGATATGAAAATAGAATTTATAATACCAACTTACTCAAGAGTAAATCATTTAATAACCATCATCGGTTCGTTAATGGCACAATCAAATCCTAATTGGAAAGCACACGTGGTTGCAGATTGTCCACCTGATGAGATACAGGACGCAATGAAAACCATTGTAGAGTTTTTTAATGATGACAGAATTAAATTAACCATCTTACCTGAGAGACATAATGATTGGGGTCATACACCTCGTCAATATGGATTGGATAATGCAACAGAGGAATGGGTTGTAATGACAGGTGAGGATAACTATTACACCCCTGAGTTTGTAGATATAATGTTAGAGGAAAGTAAGAACCATCACTTTGTTTATTGTGATATGGTCCATAATTGGATTAACAGGGATTACATTCCATTAATATCCAAACTACAATTAGGTAGAATAGATATAGGAAGTTTTATGGTTAAGACCAATATGGGTCAGAAGATTAAATTAAAGAAAGAACACGAGTGGGCTGATTGGTTTTTTGTAGAAGAATTTCAGAAGAAGTATAAGGTTGCAAAGTATAAGAAGGTAAATAAGATATTATATGTCCACAATTGATATAACACCCACAAGAAGACAGTCACAAGCGTGGAGATACCTCACAGATGATAAAACTAATATAGTTTTATTTGGAGGGTCAGCCGGTGGTGGTAAGTCGTGGTTAGGATGTTTATGGATAACAACCCTGTGTTTAAAGTATACAGGTATAAGATGTTTAATAGGACGTTCAGTATTAACACAATTAAAACTAACAACATTAAACACATTGTTTGACCTATTAGGTACTATGGGATTTAAGAGTGGTCAACACTTTAATTTCAATGGTCAGTCAAACGTATTAACATTCTATAACGGTTCAGAGATTATATTCAAGGACCTTGCGTACAATCCATCAGACCCTAACTATGATAGTCTTGGTTCCCTTGAGATTAGTGCAGCATTTATAGATGAAGCGGCACAGATTACATCATTAGCATTCAGTATAGTTAAATCACGTATAAGATATAAATTAAACGAGTATAACCTAACACCAAAGGTATTAATGACCTGTAACCCCTCAAACAATTGGATTAAGAAAGACTTTTACTTACCATTCATACAGGAAAGATTACAACATAACCAAGTATTCATACCATCATTACCGATGGACAACCCACACTTACCAGCATCTTATATTGAGATGTTAAAAGAGTTACCACCACAACAACGTAAAAGATTGTTAGAAGGTGATTGGGATTACTTAGAGGATAGTGATAGTTTATTTAAGTTTGAAGAGATTACCAATTCGGTATTTAAATTTGAACCAAATCCTACTGACAAGAAATATATGACGGTTGACGTTGCACGATTTGGTGATGACAGGTCCGTAGTAATGATTTGGGTGGGTATGGTTCTAATATCTTGTCACATCTATAGGAAAGTATCCACCACAGATTTATCGTCCGAAATTAAGGACTTAATGAGGTTTCACGGTGTACACCCACAACAGGTAATTATAGATAGTGATGGCGTAGGTGGTGGTGTTGCAGACCAAATTAAAGGAACAAACTTTGTAAACAATGCAAGACCATTACACGAACAGAACTTTACAAACCTTAAATCACAATGTTATATAAAACTATCTGAAATGTTTAAGGACGGAAAGATAAGTTTAAACCTATTAGAACCGGCCGTGGTAGAAGACTTAACACAAGAACTACTTGCAATTAAACTAAAGGACGTAGATAAAGATAATAAGGTTGGTGTAATGAGTAAGGATGAGATGAAAAGAATACTTGGTAAGTCACCTGACTTAAGTGATGCACTTATGATGAGAATGTATCAAGAAATAAAAGCAAATAAAACAACGGGTAGATATTCAATATCATTCGTTTAAAATATACATATATATGATAAAATTTAAAATAGACGGACAACCGTACCAAATCCCTGAGTTTATAAACATAGAAGATTATGTTAAGATATTCAAAGTTAAAGACCTATTTGATGAGGACTACTTTGCAGCAAAACTAATTAGTGTTGTATCAGGTGCACCATTAAAAGACTTATTAGATGGAGGATTTGATGAGATTAATTATCTGGCCTCACATATTCTAACCATCATACCTAAACAGGATGAGGTTAAGTTTATTGATAGGTTTGAATTAAATGGTGTGAAGTATGGTTTCTTTCCTAATTGGAGAGACTTAACCTTTGCTGAGTTTGTGGATATGGATACTATCTCAACCAAGAAAACAGATGAGTTATTAGATTTATTACACATACTTGCAGCAATTATGTATAGACCAATTGTAATTGAAAGGGGTGAACACGACTATGACATAGAGATGTATGACGTTAATACAATGAAGAAACGGGCAGAACTATTCAAAAAACAATTAGATGTGAAGTATATACTTGGAGCACAGTTTTTTTTTATCAAGTTCGCAAAGAGATATTCAGGTTATTCCCCGCGGTCTTCGACACTGAAGATTGGGATGTGGGACCAAATAAAGATGATATGGCTAATGTGGAGGATGATATTCAAAATGGGTTCAGTCAAGTCTTTGGGTGGTTTCTTGTCACTAACAAAATCTCTGACAACGACTTTACAAAACACGAATACATCTACAAAAAAAACATCTTAGAGGTACTAAATCAGTTAAACTATTTGGTACAATGGGAAAGAGAACAAGAAAGATTGATGAAAAAGATGCAAAAACAAATTTCATAATACAATACAAATAAATTTATATTTCTTAATAGATGACAAATTATAAACAAATCATACAGGACTTAAGTGGTATGGCGTACTACCATCCACAGATTAACAGTTTCGGTTGCGGTGACATTACACAAATTACAATGGACATTGAGACCGAGAAAGAACCTGTGTATACCAAGATGTATGTAGTCCCTGGCAATGTCAGATTGGATGAAAACAGATTGTTATATGATTTTTCCATTATTATATTAGACCAAATTAATGACGATTACTCAAATCAAAGAGATGTTATGTCTGATACATTGGAAATTGCAAAGGACATTTTTACAATTATATACCAATCATACACCGCTGAGTATGGAGATTTTAGTTTATACTACACTCCTGAATGGGGTCCGAATGTTACACCGTTCTTGGAAAGGTTTGAAACGATACTTGGTGGGTGGACAATGAACATAACATTAGAACAACCATTTG